CAAATTCATTGTTCACAACTTTGGTAACTTCATCACCCGTCTGCGGGTAGCCTTCACCAGAAATAAGCCAGTCTAAAGAAACATTTGCTTGTCTTGCCATAAGAAGCGCTTTGTCAATTTGAGGAAGCGATTGACCTTTCAAATACTTCCTTAAAGCGCCCTCAGATAAATCAATAGCGGATGCGAACGCGCGTACGCTTGTAGTTCCTATCGCCATTTCTAATCTTTCTGCAAACGTTTCCTTTCCTATTGCTGGAAAAGAAACATCATTTTCATTTTTCATGTTTTGTTTCTTTTTAGTTAAGTAACTGAATTTAAATGCTTAAAGGTCATGTCTAGAAGCTAGTGCATAAAAGATGAAAAGAAACATTACAAACATGCTTGACCAGCGTACAAATGTGATCGTATCATCACATTCGTACGCAGTGCGTATGAATGTTACTTTTTGTATGTGCTACATGCGCAATGCGAACAATTATAAATGTTATCACAAATTTGTGAAATAAGGAGCAGACATCGTGGAGATTGAAAATGCGAATCAGATCTACGCTGCATTAATGAGACGAGGACTCAGTTGCAGAGCCTGGGCATTAAGAGAGGGATATAACCCACGTACAGTACAAAAGTGCGTGCAAATGTTCGCGCCCAACACCGGACTAAAACCACGCTGGGGAAAAGTATCTAAAAAGATCTTGCTTGAGCTATCCAATGAAATTGAATTTGACTTGGTAGGGCATCGCTATGATTAAGCAATATTACACCCTTCAAGAACTGCTAAACATTCCTGGCATGTACACCACAGTGCAAGGTAATAGAAAGCTCGCTAATCGTGAATGTTGGACTAAAAAGAAATGCGACCAAGGCAAAGGCTTTGAATATCTCATTGATAGTTTACCCACAGAAACACAAGCCTACCTAAAGGCCAAAGCTGTTGAGTCTAGTACCTCAAAAAGTGTTGTTTCAGCTAAATCAGCGTTAAAGCAGGACGAAGCTCAAGGTAAACAAATACGCCAACAACGTATCAATGCTAAAAGCCAAGGTTTAGCGCAATTCATGTGCTTAAGCGAATCAAAACAGGCCAAAGCTAAAGCCAGAGAAATGGTCATCAATGCTTTCAGCGAATTTGTATCGCCTTATGAGTCAGCTGGAAACAAATCGGCCGGAGTGATTGTTTTTGTAAATGGATTCAATACATCAAAAATACTCAGCAATAAAGACGTCCGAACCCACGTTACACAACTTGCAAAAGCAACACTTTATCGTTGGCACAAAGCATATGAAGAGCAGGGCATCATCGGCTTAGTCGATCAATACAAAGGCCAAACAGCCTCAAAAATTGATCAACAACCGCGCCTAGGTGAATTTTTGCTCGCGTTAGTGACCAAAAAACCACACTTATTAAACCAAGCAAACAAAGTACGTGATTTAGCCCTAGTTCGAGCTGCTGAATATGGCTGGCAACTCCCGTCAATCAGCTCATTTAAACGCTGGTTAACTCAGTATGCCGCTAAGCATGAGTTAGCACATGCATTTACCACCAATCCGTCACTTTACACCGACAAATACCGGCCGCTATTTGCCCGTATGTATCCACACATAGACGGACCAAACCAAGTATGGGAATTCGACTCAACACCCACTGACATTGAACTAAACGTCGATGGCAAACTTAAACGTCATAGCATCGTCGCGGTTATTGATGCATTCAGCCGTCGTGTGCAACTCATTGTGTCGCCAACATCTAATAGCGAAGCTATCTGTCTACTGCTGCGTAAAACCCTTTTAGAGTGGGGATTACCAGAGCAGGGCGCCATCATGCGTACCGATAACGGTAGCGACTACGTATCAAAACGCACCACAACAATATTCAACTTATTAGATTTAAAACTATCTAAAGCCAATGCATTTAGCGGATGGGAAAAACCCTTCATCGAACGTTTCTTTGGCACTATGAGTCGTGTGTTAATGGAAAAAATGCCAGGTTATATCGGTCACAGTGTAAGTGATCGCCAACAAATAGAGGCCATGTACAACTTTGCCAAACGTATTGGCGAGGGTAAAAAGCAAGCAGAAGCCGAAAGACTCAGCCTGGCACTAACACCAGCGCAACTGCAGCAAGTGCTTAACGACTATTTAGAATTTGACTACAACCACGTAGCACACGACAAAACAGATAAAACCCCCTTCGAGTTATATGCCGGTTCTGGTTACAAAAAACGCGTTATCGATAACCCGCATATTCTCGACACACTACTCAACTTTATCGGCACTGCAAAAGTAGTACGTGGCAGCGTAAAAGCCGACGGCGTGCAATACACTGCGCCGGAACTCATGGAAGCCGCATGGCAGCGCCAAGATGTTCGAGTATTTATCGACCCCTGCGACATTGGCCGAGCCACCTTATACCCCATCGACAACTGGGAAACCTATATTGATGCCGTCAACATGGATCTCGTCAATCGTGGTATCGCCCCAGGTGAATTCCGTGAGCGTCGCAAACAAACCCAAAAAGAACTCAGCGCCTTTCGTAAATCTGCAAAACGATTACAACAAGAGTTTGGCATTGATGCGTTATATGCCGACGAACTCGCCCAGAAAAAACTGCTACGCGCCAACCTCTGCCACCTTGAACAAACTGCTGCCCATAACAATAGCGCTATCGCAGGGTTACACGCTGCAACCGAGGCAAAAAATACCCAACTTAGTGAAGCAGAACTCAATGCAATAGAACGTCAACGCGAAGCAATTGCCGAGCGACGTTCGCGTCACGCACAGCAAGAGTCCCGCATAGTCAGAAGTGATCACGAAAAAGCCGTCCTGTTAACAACAGACAGCCTAAATCGAACATTAAATGAGAAGGAAGATGAATGGCTTAAAAAATACCGTTTAAACAATGTGCTACATCGAAACCGACTAGACAAAATTTTAAAACAAGCCGAGCAGCCGCACCTGCAAGTGAAATAGCTGCTCAGCTCATAAACCCTGGTTAATACCAGATTAAACAAACGTAAAACCCAGAAAAACCACAGGAACAACATTATGAAACATAAAACAGTAGAAGTAAAAAATGTCCTACGCACTCAAGACATGTTCGCCAACCTACAAAGCCGCAGTGAGATCACCCCAGGCATTGGCCTCATACACGGGGCAAGTGGCTTTGGCAAAACCACCACGGTTACCTACATGTTTAATCAGCTCACCAACATGGGCAATTTACCGGTATACGTGCGCTGCTATGCAACCGATACCCCAAGCTCATTTTTAGCTCGCATTCTAAAAGAACTGGGTAGCGATCCTATGTATCCACTGCGTAAATCAGTTGATTTCATTACCCAAACCATGAACGACCAGCAAATTGCACTGTTTGTTGACGAAGCAGACCACATTGTCGGCCAAGCCAAAACCATGGAAACCATCCGCGACTTATACGACGCCACCGAGCTGCCAGTCGTGCTTATCGGCATGGAAGAAATAGCCCGTCGTATCAGCCACCGCAAACAGCTATTTAACCGCATCAGCGAATGGGTTGAATTTATGCCTGCAGACAATGAAGACGTGTCGATGTTTGCTATCGAACTACTCGAACGAGACATACAGGTAGGCGAAGACTTGTTGGACTTTATCCGCGTCAGAAGTGGTGGCGAAGTACGTCGAATACTTATCGCATTAGAAAAAATTGAGCGATTCGCCATCTCAAACGATCTGGATTATGTAGACAAACAGCTTTGGGGCGATGGGCAATTATTCTTAAACCATAGTCGCCGTTAAGCTTTTGTATTTATGCGCTAAATAAATAATAAGAAAGAAAAGGACTAACCATTATGGAACAGTCAAATAAAGGCGTAATCACACATAAAGCATGGCAACTCATGTGTGAGAAACGCCAATTTACCCGACGAGAAATCGCCCAGTCACTGGGCGTAAAAACTAACTTGATAACCGAGCTCACTAAGCGATTGCAAAATCAATCTGCCATAGCGCTTATCTCTAAGCAAACTGGCAATAAAGGCAACTTATATCAAGTCATTGTTACACCAGACGAGGTCATTTTAGGCAAAGGCAACCCACAAGCCGAACGCGCCCCACAGCGGATTAAACGCAACACCGTGGTACAGCAGGTGTGGAACTCAATCCGCATTAATCGGCACTTTAACAAAGGGTTGATTTTAGCCACATCAATGGCCGAATCGTCACTCATTACCCGTTACCTAGGGTGCTTATCAAAGGCGGGTTATATACGCGCCCTTAACAGCATCAAAGGCAGCCCAAGAGGCACAACGCTCAAGTACATACTCATACGAGATACAGGGCGCTTACATCCAACAGAGCGCACCCAAGGCATGTGGGATCAAAACACCAATACATATTATCCATTCAAGGAGAAACACCATGAGTAACTGGTTAACCATACTGGCCGAGCAAGCAAGTGCTCATGGTCAAGAAGGGGTTGCAAAGGTGCTAGGGATCAGCAAAACCGTCGTTTGTCAGCTAATCAACGGTAAGTATGCGGCTCAAGGCGGCAACATGGAACGCATGCAAAAGTTGGTCGAGGGGGCATACATGAACCACGTCGTGCTATGTCCAATATTGGGTGAAATCCCCTTGCATGAATGCGACAAACATCAATGCAATAAATCAACCAGCAACCCAATTCGCCTGCGTTTGTATCGAGCTTGTCGCAGTGGCTGCGCCCACTCCAACTTATCTGCCAAACATCAATTTAAGCGCATTAGCGTTACCCAAATAGAAAGCCGAATTAAGCAGTATTCGGCCGAGGCAACCTACAGCCGATTAGAGCGTCAATCCATAACCGACAACGGTGGTCATAAGCAATTATGCGAACTACTCAAGCAAGAGTTAATCGCACTCGCTTACCGATACAACCGCCTTTTAGAACAACATTCAACCCCACAACAGGAGTAGCCGCTATGCAATACCAACTTAACAAATTTGATGTCATCAGCGCGCTAAGTCTGCGTGGGATGAACGTGCTTGGTCGTAACGCCAATGTGGTGCATATCGCCAATCCAAGCTGCGACTTTAAAAGCAAAGCTGTAGAAATTATCGAAAACATTAAAGGCATACGTCGCCGCAGCTGCGCAGTGCAGTTTCATGGTGTCACAGTGCGCTGGAACGAGGACCAATAATATGAATTATCCAACACAAACTATTATCCCCACTGGCTATCGCCAAAATGCTAAAGGCGACTTAGTACCAGAAGATCGCATTAAGGCCGTCGATAAACTGCGCGATGAAGTCGTGCTGTCGATAGTCGGTTTTGCCAAAGATCTACGAGAACAAATGCTGACCTTTAAACTGGTCACCATGGCGCAAATTGATGATTTTTCTGAACTGTCTGCTAGCGAATACGGCGTCAAAGTGGGTGGTAGTAAGGGCAATGTATTACTCACCAGCTTTGATGGTAAATACCAAGTGCGCCGCGCTGTGGGCGAACACCGTGTATTTGATGAACGGATTCAAACTGCCAAAACCTTAATTGATGACTGCATCAAAAGTTGGAGCGGCGGCGCAGATACTCGCCTAATGGCAATGGTTGAACATGCTTTTCGCGTTAACCAACAAGGTCGAATTGATGTTAACCAGGTACTGAGTTTACGCCAACTGGATATCGACGATGCCAATTGGAAACGCGCCATGGACGCCATAGCCGATGCTATTCAAGTTACAGGGACTAGCCAGTATTTACGCCTTTACGAGCGCCAAGCGAACGGCAAATACACTCAACTTCCACTTGATATCAGCACGCTTTAAGGAACGGTCATGACATCACATATCACTGCATTACTCGATGATAACCAGGTTCGACTTGATCGCGTGGCGTTTAAGCTGCGCCTGGGCGAATTACTTGACGCCGATGTTGAGTCACTACGACTCACATTAAGCACCACTGCTGTTGATACGCCTCATTTAACCCTGCAATTGTGTGCCGCTATGTTGCATGAGCTGCGAGGCTTTGAATCACAACTCATGTGCGACAAACGCAAAGTGGTGTTTTACGCCGCCAAGCGTGCACTGGATGTACTTGAGCCAGACACTACTTCATCCACCCAATAATTAACCCAGCGAAACCCGCCTCACTCTTGGGGCGCGGTCTATCTAGCGTAGTGGCTAGGTACTGATGAGCAGCTAAGGATACGTAATGAAGTTAACCGCCTATGCCAAACAACTACTGCGATACGTGCAAGCTTATAGTCCGAAACAGTTTGATGCAGAGGGTTATTTAGACACCTACATACCCGATTGGCGCAACCGTAAACGAGGACCCAAAGCAAAGCGAATCGTCGTAATCGATGATGGATCAACAGACAATTAAGAGGACGTTACATGAATGCATTACCCGAACAAACCGCCGATTTAATCCGCAACAAGAATCGTTTGAAAACCTTAATCAATGTTGCCAAAGGCCAATTAGGGCTAGACGACGAGCTTTACCGTGGCATGTTAAAACATGCCACAGGCAAAGACTCGTTGCGGATCATGAGTCTGGCAGAATTAGAAATGGCATTAACGGCCTTTAAAGATAAAGGATTTAAAGCTAAAAAGTCGGGGTTAAATAGCCATAAAACCCCAGTTAAACCGCGTTTAAGCCAACCAGCAGGCCGCAGTAAATTAGCCATTATTGATAAAATAGTGGCGG